GGCGGTGAAGTAGTGGTCCTCGCCATCTTTCAGCCAGCCCTCGATATCGCTTTTATCCGGGCCGCCTTCGCGCACGTAGGCGCTTGTCATTGCGTCGGAGTACTTGTCGAGGATGTCTGCCTGTCGGCGCATCTCTGCGGCGTTCCCGGCGACCCATGTGGCCGGCGCGTGAATCATCAGCATGCCGTTATCGGCCATGATCACCGTGTCTCCGGCCATCGCGATCAAAGAGGCGGCAGAATACGCAACGGCATCGATCTCCACGGTCACGTCGCCATCGTGCCGACGCAGTGCGTTGAAAATGGCGATACCGTCCGCCACCGATCCGCCGACCGAGTTGATCCGAACGGTCAACGCCTTGCCTTCGACTTCCTTCAGGTCGTTGATCAGCTGCTTGGCGGTTACGGACTCATCGTCCCAATAAGACGGGCCGATGTTGCCGTAAATCAGCACCTCGGCCTTGTCGTCTCCGGCTGCCTTCACCTCATACCAAGGTGCCGCTGCTTTCTGCTTTTTTGCCATTTCAAATCCTCTCGTTGTTGATCAGATCCCAAGCTCTTGCGCTGGCCTTGGGCTCTGCGGTCTGGTCTGTTTTGGTTTCGCCCTTCATCTGCTTCCAGCGCTTTTGCTGGTCGACAACGTCCTGTGGATTCAGGCCACGGCGGCGGATAATCTCGATGCCGCTGGCGTGTTCGTTCTCCTCCAGGTTGCCCCAGGCGACAGACTCCTTAACGGGATCGATCCAGGGCATCTGAGGCGGCATGTAGAAGGCATCGCCCAAGGACAACGGATCAACGTCAGCTGGAACGACGAGGCTGGATAGCAGTGCCATTTCCAAGAACTTGTGGTAGGCCGGCCGGACGAATTGCCCAATGAACTCAGACGCGAGAATTCCATAGGCGCCATAACCCTCGACAAGCTCTTGGCGCTGGGCTGAGTAGGTGCCGTTATAATCTTTCGAGAATGATGAATAGGTGAGATAAATTCCGCTGGCGCCGGCTCTCAGCTGACCGTTGCGGTAAGGTTCTAGCTGTGAGGATGGACGCTTTGTGTCGACCACCTCCAGCGACTCGCCCAGCCGAAGATTGTCGAACACCATTCCTGGTCGGAATCGAATGTCTCTGGGGATATCGTTTCCGTTCTCATCCTGGTCGACATCGTACTGATCTGGCGAACCCTTCTTAATGAAGGCCGCCATGCTTGCAGCAACCTTTGCGGCGATTCGCTCGCTCTCTTCGTAATCCTTGAGATCATCAAGACGAAGCATGATAGGAGCAAATACAGAAACGCCGCGTGTTTGACCGATCCGCTCAATTAGCTTCAGATGCATGATCCGATCAGCGGTTACGCGCTTTGTTTCTGCGGATGTTGAGTAAAGACGGAAGTCACCTGGATGCTGCTTAAGTAGGTGGTGCGCAATCGGCCTGTTCCATCCGTTAAGTTCCACGCCCTGTACAATGCGCCGGTCACCGTTTTCGTTCAGCGTCAACGGTAGAAGGTCGGCCTCGAGAAGCTCAACTGAATATGGGACTCGCGTGCCGTGATCAAGGGTCTGGATATTTCCCGCGACGTGCTGCGCCAGGCATTCACCGTCACGCAGCCAGGAGCGGGCCGTAATACGCTGAGCAGAGGCCCAGTCATGCTGCCAGGTCACCTCTGGACGCTCGCACCAATTCAGGTGTTCACGGAGAATCTGTCGCGCAAACTCATCGTGGATTGATCCGTCCCTTCGGCGCGGCTGGGGTTCGATCATGATTCCGTTTGGGCCAACCACATTCTGAACGAGCGTGTTCAGTGCACCCTTTGCGATGTCGTGATTCTGATCAAGATGACGGGCCTGTTCGCGGATTGATGCGCCAGCCCTTAGTACAGCTGTGTTGCCTGATCCTGTCTCCTTGCGCTGCTTCTGGAGCGGAGACTTTTTGCCGGCTTCGTAATAGGCCTTGACTGGCACACCGCCACGCCAGTGAATGACGGTGCGCCTACGCATCATCAAACCTCGCCGTTTGAAATCTTGGGTAAGCCTTGTTGGTGGATGCGGCAAGATCCGACTTGATCATGTCGCGAACCTTAATCAGCTCATCGACAGATCGATAGGTTACCGACGACCCATCGGAAAAGCGCACGGACAGTTCCGCGCTCTTTATGGCGTCGTCTATGGTGTCAAGATCGGTCTGGGAAAATGCCATGCCGTGAAGCATGGCGAATTGATGGTGGGCGTTTTAGGGCGTAAATGCCGAGATTGGTTTTTTAATATACTGCATCAATGCTGCACGATATCTGTTATGCAGCTCTCTGCTTCCACGGCTTCGGCGGCTCCGGGTCGGTGTCCGGAACAAACTCGCTCAGCTTGTACTTTCCGCAGCGCGGGCATGGAAAGTCGACGCGGGCTAGGTCAACTGAAATCTGAGCCTCCAGGTATCCGCACCCTGGGCATTTCCGACGCTCCACGCCGGGCGGTAGTTTCGTGATGTCTGTCATGTCGCCTCCTGTAAAGTCCGCAGCATAACCACGTTTTGCAGGCGACGCTTCGCGTCGCTGCGGTTGTTTAAAGTTCGGTGTTGGCACGCCTAAAAAACACAGTTAGATCTACAAATCATATTCAGGTGGCACCAGTGGTCCGCACCAGGCAACGATTCCCCACCATTCTGTTATTTCAGCGACGGTTGAATTAGTTTCAGTCGTTAGCTCTCCCAGATATTCGGTGAGTTCTATCAAGCTTATTTCGCCATCTGCTTGGCGGTACCAATATGCGCCTTTCTTAGTCGGCGCGTCTTTTGACCATCTCATGCCAATACCCTTCAAAATCTAACCAATGGGTAGAGTTCGACGCCCCGCTTCGCTGGCGCGCCTCACCCTGCCGTTAATGCGCTTAGTCAGTACCACGACGGAGAAAGCTCGGTATCTCCAAATACTCCGGCTCGTCATCTTCGTCTAGCGCTTCATCGAGATAAAAAATATTCCCGCAACGGGCGCACCGCTCCATATCTGTGTCGCTATCCATATCGTCCTCATAATAGGCGTATGTTGTTTTGCATTCGCATTTCGGGCAGGCCATCAACTTTCCTCCAAATCGCGCATTAACAAGTCGCTCATAACACCCACTCCTCATTCCCGAACCCAGTCTGCTGCCTGGTTTTCCTATTAAGATGGTTTTCTATCACCCTGTCAACGGTGCGCCTGTCGACCCCCTGATCAAGAGCTATCTTCCCCCTCGGCTCTCTGGACTCCCACGCGCTGATAATAGCTCTGTTGCGCTGCTTGATCTGCTCAGGGCTGGTCTTGCGCACGTAATGCCGATCGCCGCCATACTGTCTCCTGACATCCTGCTCGACGTGCTGCGCAATGGATCTCGTGGTGTCCGGGTCGATCCCGGCGTCTGACAGGGCGCAATTCAGCGATGCCTGGATAAACTCCACCAGGTCGTCCGCTTCGCTCACAGTCGGCTGCTCCAGTCATCTGAGCCAAAGCCGGTTGGTGGTGGTTGCGGCTTTTGAACGCGCAGAGGCTTTTTCTCACCGCCAGAAACGTTCAAATTACGATCCCATATGGCCGCCCATTTTGGCGGCCTGTCCCAGTTTATGCTTTCCGCCCCGAGGTGAATATAAAGCGCCTTCCCATAGGTGAAATGATCCCATGTTTCGTTCCGCTCCCTGCCCTCGTTGTCCCACCTGTCCGCCAGCCGCGTTTCTGCGACGATCTCAGAGAAGTATTTATCCGGAAGCCACTCAGGCAAATGAATGTACCCCGCGCCATCCTCCGCTCGCGAAAAGTCGTTGCTAAGTGCGTCTTTCAGTTCGTGGACATTGAGCGCCAATACCGGAACATCGCCTTTGGCTCCGGAATGTCTGTCTTTTCTGCTGGATGAATCAGGCCACGTCACCCGTACCCGCGGCGACTTAAGGCCAGCCTTTTTGCCTTCGCCCTTCAGCGGGTGTGCCTTGCGGTGCTTCCCCGACCGCTTAAGCGACCGCCACCAATTATAGGCTTTCGGGGTCACGCCTTTTATACCGCCGGTATCGACGCCGATCGCGTGCACGGCCATCAATCGGCCGCTGCCATCACCAAGCGGATAGGCCTTGCCGATCAGATCATTGAGCACAGACCAGTCCTCTTGGTGGGCAGCCGGGTCAAGTGGCTCACGCTCTCCTGATGATGTCACCCGGTCAGACCAGTGCAGAGCGAACCGATCAACAAGCCAAGCCTCTTGTTCGACTCCATATCCGATCGTCGCAATCTCGAAGCCATTTTTCTGCACGTCAACCAGGCATAAGAGAAACCTCACGCCATCAGGCACAACGCCCTGCTCCCATGTCTCGGCACGGGCCATCAGCTCGTCCGCCGTCCTGGTCGACTTTCTGGACAGCGACAGATAGGCGGCCCCCTGATCAACATTGACCGTCGTTTTCAGGGCCCGCTCGGAGCCGGTCCGCTCATACTCCCTCTTTGCCTGAAGGTACTTAGCCACCTGTCCAGCCCATGACTGAAACTTGGCCGCCGGACCCGGCAGCCAGAACGAGGCGATCCTTGACCGAATGGCCTCGCCGGTAATCTTGCCATTTGCGGATATGCTTTGCCCGTCCTTCAGCCAGACGCCGGCCGAATCCATGGCGCTCTTGTGCTTGTGCTCGATCTGGGTGCCGCAGTTCGGACAGACCATCACCGCCTGCTCGGCGGCCTCTTGGACGTTATCGATTTCCGGGAACCACAGCAGTTTGAACCAGGGGACGAAGTGCTCGCCGCAGTCAATACAAGGCCAATACCGCCACCGCCTGTCGCCTCGATTGAATAGGGAAAATATGCCGTCTGCTGGCGGTGCTTCATGCGGCGTTGACGGTCTCCACTTTGGGTTTTTTATTTCCTTCTTCGGCGATGACTCGACCATGCACATCCCGGCCGACATCATGTTTTGAATACGCTTCAGCGCCAGATCATACCCACTGCCTTCCCCGCCAATGTCATCCGGGAACGAATCGTAATCGGACAGGCCGACATAGCGAAAATCTCGCTGGGCCATATTTGACGACGAGGGGTGCAGCAGATCCAGCATCATCCCGTTTTTAAATGTTTTGCTGAATATGTTGTCATCCCTGGATCTGGGAGACAGCATGCTGCCTATTTCACGGCTTGCCCGGTTCAGCCTGGATATTCGCCGGTTTGAAAAATCCTTGGCGTTCTTCTCGATCGGGAAATACAGGCCCATGTCGCCCGGGTCGCACATCACCGCATAGGCATACCAGCAATCAACCAGACTCAGGGTCTTTGATGATCGCGCCGGTCCAACAAACACAACAGACTCATGTTCGAGACTTGACAGCGTGTTCATCGGCTCGATCATGTAGGGTGTCAGTTTTGAATCGTATGGCCCCTGATAACCACCCGGCTCGCTGATCCTGACATACTGCTCGGCCGCATCCGAGACGCGCATTCTGACTGGCGCCTTAACGATGTCGACCAGGTCGCTTCTGATTTCAGCGTATGAGCCATAGCAGGTCATCAATTATTCCAATATGCGGCATTCATGCGGCGCAATGTCTGTTATATGCCAACAGGAATTGGCTTTGCGTTAATAGCGGCCCTAATTGCATTATCAAACGCCTCGTCAAACGTGAAGCCGTGGCCTACTACATACAGCGGCGGCCCATCTTCGGCTTCGATCAGTTCCTCTGGCATTTTGTGCCAAAGTGCTTTTTGCTCTGGACTTCTTATAAACATAACCACGCCAGTTGCTGTTTCTTTCCCAGATGCCTGTACAGAGAAATCAGCACTGTACAGTCTCCATCCATATTCGCGTTCTTTGCTCATGATTACCCCGCATATAACAATGCAAATTCAGTCGTTCGTAAACTCACTCGGACTCGCTGCGCTCGCCGCTGATTTGCGGCGTTAATCGCCCAGCCCTTTCAGCCTCGCGTGCATCCCGTTGCGAAACTGATCTGTGATCTGCCGCGTCCTGGCGACAGCCTTTCCGTCTATCGCTGCGTCACGCTCTAGAACATCCGCCAGCGTGTCGAGTGTCGATATTACGGCTTTCAGTAACTCCGCGGTGCCTTCTGCCACTTCCTCGGCCGGTATGAGTTGGCGCCTTGACACCATGAGTTCGTCTTTCTCACGTTCTGCCTGGTAAAACTTAAGCCTCCTGTCGGGTGGCATCTTGTCTGGGTCGTTCGTGTTTTCCTCGGTCTTCTTGTTCCGCCAATCTGAAACAGCCTGGATATCAAACTCCCACCCGGTCGTCTTGTTGCCTTTTTTTACAACCGGACAGCCGCGTCTAATCCACCCATCAACAGCCTTGACAGATACCTCGAACCACTCGGCCACCTTTGCCTTGTTGCCGATCCTGCATTCTGGGATAAATCCGTCATTTGCCATAAATCAATTCTGTCGAACCACCACCCCATAGGGCCGAAATTTAATTAAATACCGAGCTTCCCTTCCTCCTCTTCCTTCCCTCCTTATTTCCAT